ATACTGACAATTCTGTTGGCCGCCATGCTGGCCCATTCTTCTGGGGTATGCCCCCGATAATCCGTAGTCTCTACCCCGAGAGTTCCCACCGACGCATCTAAATCAACTTGCAGCATCAGTAACTCTTTGGCTCAACAGGTTGGGTAATCTGCACATTGTCCTGGCGTCCATGAATCGATACCACGACCTCTTCTTCCTGCTCAATTTCAGAGAACGGGGTAACCTTTAAGTTACCTTTCTCAAGGTAAACCACAGGAGGGTTCTCTAAGCGGTGATAACCGTAAAGCCGTTGCTTCTCTGTAATATTCGTATCCAATAAAGGAGAGCGTGGCGCAATAGCTACCTCTATCCCTGCCACCATGCAGCGAGACAGCCAAAACTCACAACAGGCCCGTCCTAATTCGCCATAGTGCATGTTGGTGGTGTAAGTAAAATCAGCGCCAAAGACACTGAGCCTTCCTATGCGTTTCCATAAGGCAAAAGCAATGGCGTAAGAAATGGTGTTATTGAAGTACCCGCAGCCCAATTCTCCAACGATCTCTTCCAGCGGATAAAGCTCAATCGCAGGCACCCGCTTATCCAATTCGCAGGAATACACAGGGCATGTCAGGTTGGGTAACGTTTTCTTCATGACCTCTGTTTGGCCACCTGCATCATCGCTTTCAAAGAAACGTGAAGCAGGGTCCATCATGAAAACCCGATCTGCATTAACTACAGCACACATCGAATTAATCGCCCAAACTTCGTCGTATTCTTCGCTGTGCGTAATCGACAGGTGATAGTCCAACTGACTATGACCAAGCCCTAAGAGCGCAACGTGTTTACCTTCTAGATTATCCAAGAGCACCTCTTGAGATGTCATAACGGAATTCATCACGAACCCCGTAAGATTCACCAAGCTTCTTAAGACCCATTAATCCACCCTGAAAGCGTTGTTCATACATCGCTGACTCTTCAGGACTCTTCAAAAAATTAGCAGCTTCAACCAAAGAGCCATACAGCATGGCATCTGGTGCATTAGTTGAAAGCCAAGTTGTGCCATCAGAAGCACCTGCTGTTAACGAGGCCGGTCGATACTTGTAATGAAGCTCAAAGGTGTAATCAGCATCCGGCGTCGGAGCCAAGATGAAAGTATCGTCATCGAACTGCGCGTAATACGCAGGCGTCCCTGTTGTTGACGCATTTGGCGTGTAATCACGGATAAACGAAACATGCTTAAACCATAGGTAGGTGTACACGCTGCTGCTGATCACCGCCAAACTAAAAGGAGATAAAAAATCAGTGGGCGACCCTAAATACGGAGTTCCCGAAGTAGCCGTACCCGTAACATTCTTTCGAAAAACAGGCAACTCAACCGTCTTCAAAATACGTTCTTCAGCTTCTTTGATAAAAACAGGAAGATTTGTCACAAAAGTGGTTTCTGCACTTTCAGAATAATCCTGAATCGCTGTTTTTAAACTGTCATAAGTAAAGCTCATGTTGTAGTTACCGTCAGCGTTCCCACCTCACCCTCTGCCTCTAATCCAGCAAAGGCATAACCAATGGAATCGCCTGTTGTTGTCGTCATTGCATTAGGATCAAACGTACGTACCAACCCTTCACCTGCTGTTGTACTGACATCAGGACGAGGATTACGTAATGCTTCAGGATCTGCCGTATAAGGTACAGGCTCTAATTGAGGACTCTTAGGCTCAAAACATTCAGAACAGACACGAAAGCCTGTCCATTCTTTTTTAAGACTTGGATAAGGAAAGCGAAATCCGCATCTGTCACAGATGGCAATCGCAAACTTGCCAGATGCATATGCCATTAAGCCCTCTTATAGCTCCGCAAAGCAGGCGCTACCATCAATGAAGCACGACTTTCATCCTGATCACTTGCTCGAGCAAATTCTTCCTCATAAATGCTCTTCAAAAACTCTATACGATCAGGAGCTCGTTTCATCGCAATGTAATAGGCCAAGCCTGCCGCCAAACATGGATAGAAACGGAACGGCATATTCACCGTATTGATCGCTGCATCCGCATCTTCAATACGGATCAAACGATTCATGTACAACTTATCGGTCGCATTTTCTGATGCAGGCCAGAAATACAACCTGGGCGTAATTTGCTTGTCCAAGAACCACTGAGTTGGACGCGCTTCAGTCGATTTCGACGGAATATTCCAATATTCAGCCCGACCAATTTGCGTCAACTGATAATCCCGATCCGTCCCATCGTCATTGGCTCGACGTAACACTACGTCCAGCACATCGATGGTATACGCATCTAGATCAACGTATGTCAGACCCTTGGTGAGTGCCGTATTAGAGTTATTAATCGTCCACTGGTTCAGGCCACGGTTGGCCCAATCAGCAAACAACAAATTCAGGGAACGACGGGCCGTATACCCGTCGTATCCCGTACGATACTCAAGACCACAACGCTCGAATGCTTCTTCTACGTACTCTGCAACGTCTGGTTCAAAGTCTCTGGACCCTGATGTAGCCATTTAATCTCCTAACAAAAGAAGACAGTGACACGATCTATATTAGTGATATCTGCATAAATACCATTCGACGCATACACCCCTTGATCAGGGATGTTTAATGTCTCATTGGTATTGGCATTAACAGCAATCGTTAAAATAGCCGTTCCAGAAGCTGCACTGGCATTGTCATAAAAAATGACAGAGCCATCAGAAGATCCACCCGCCACAATCAGTCCACGTAGACGACAAGGATGTGCCACAAGAGCAGCATCCGCTGTCGCTGTCGCTGTTTTTACATCAGCGCCTACAATTCGTGATGGCATCTTATTTCACTCCAGAATTATGCGTCAGCAAACGGTGTAGCAATCGTTCCAGAACCAAGCAACATTCCTTCAACAAAATACTTCGCACTAGCAATTGCCGTTATACGAAGATAACTGCCAGCGACACCGCCTTGGGTGGAACCGTTTTGCGTAATGACATCGTTAGAAGAAACATCTGAAACCCACGTCTTACCTGTGGCTGCCGTGGTAATCCCGGTATATACCATACCAAGAAACTTATCGGTGCCATCGGTCTTAATGTCCATATCCGTCGCAGCTGTAACTACTACGAATGTAAAAGTCATCCCCAAGTTATTAGTTTGGGTTGGGTCAGTAGGATCAGTTGGAGTGGTTGTCACAATGCTAGGCAACGTGAATACGCCATCAGCGTCATTACAAAGCAATATCTTGCCTGCATGCGCCGCCACTGTAATAGTGGTATCAGCCGTCAAGCTAACGAAGCTAGTCGAGCCTGCGCTGATGAAACCGCCAAGAGATCGAACCGGACCTGAAAAAGTAGTCTGAGCCACTTCATTACCTCCTTACGAAAGGATTTGCCCTAGAGTCTTCGTAAGCGTCTGCTGGGTCAGTCGCTAGGGCTGTTTTTCCCAGAAATAAAGCGATGGCCCGAAGGCCATCACTTTCACTTCACATCAACCACCTGATGAACCGTAGACAGCTCTCGGATTGCTCCATCCAAAAGAGTATCTCTCACGAGCTTTGTATCGAACATTACCCGTATCGAAATCCCCTTCCATTGAGGTGCTAATCGGAGTTCTCTCAAAGTGCTTCAAACCATCAGGACAGTCAGTCAGGACGAACCATGCGTCCGTATCCGTGAGGAAATGATTGACTGTGTAACCCTGTGGGAGAAGCCCCATGTTCCGCACTGCATTGATGTCATTGTCTGCTGTACCTGGGCGGCCAGGAGATTCAATCAGCCTATCGGCAATGAACTGCGATTGCGGAGGAACAACAAGCTTCGTACCTTGCAGAGCAAGGATCATGCTTCGATCATCGGTAAAGGTCGATATCGTGATCAAGGCACTTTCCAGAGCTGTTTCATTTAAATCCACATACGTGCTGGGGCGATTGGACAGAGTCCCACCTCCCGCCAACGGATGCGAAGTATTCACCAAAGAAACGCCATCACCACCTGTGTAGCTGGAACTAAACGCATTGTTCAGTACAGCAGCACCTTTAACTTGCTTGCTGTGTGCCATGCTACGTGCCAGAGCTTTCGTGTAACGAGCGCCCAAGCGGTCATACAGGTTGTCTTCAACAGCCTCTTCAGTCAGAGCGAAAGCTAACGCAATGGTTTCGTGCGTATAGCGAGCCGTAAAGCCTTCGTTGGCGCTGTCATAATCAACACCTTGGCCTTCCGTCTTCACTGCCGCATTACCAAAACCAATGATCAGAACTTCTTCTTCAAACGCACGATCAGAACTTTCTGTGTCGAAAATCTCCGCAGTTTCGTTCTCGTACCGAGCGTACTCCATCCCGAAAAGGGCATTGAGTCCAGGCTCAAGCTCTTTGGCGAGTTGTGCGCGACTAATAGCCATATCTCAACCCTCCTTTAAGCCAAGCCGACTTGTTTCTGACCAAACAGGTGATTCTGAATCACAACATACACGTTCGTGTTTGCTGCTGATGTATCAGAATTCTCTGGATCACCAGAAATATTAAGTGCTTTCATCGGCAAAGTCGCCGTTGTCGCACCCGTAGTGACATCGAGTTCCACGTTGGAGCGCCCACTGGTGGTATCACCCACAGTGGATTGGTCAACGATGTCGAAATTACCCCACAAATCCGTCACAGGAAATGCTGCGTCGGCTTGTATTTCAAAAACAACCATCGGGTCGTCAATGAAAAAGCCAACAGCATCTGTGGCAGCGTTGCCAGGCCAGTAATTGCTCCAGGTTGGGGTGCTGGTCGTGGGGTCTGTATAAAAACACCCATTAAAAACACCCACAATGATATCGCTTGTGGCACTTCCGCCATCTGCGCGTGCAATACGAGTTACTACTCCGGTTGTAGCCTGAGTAACAACATCTCCTTGGTAAATCTTAGTCGAATACGACGCCGTAGACGTGGTAATACGATATTCAGATTGACCGCTGGAGTTATAAGAGCCTCCTATCATACGCACTGGGCGAAGACCAAAAGCAGCGTCATTATTAGCCATTGCTTATGCCTCCTAGACAACAATCAAAACAAAGTCCTAAGAACTAACTTTTCTTAGGACTACCAAAAGTCACCTGGGTCTTCCGCTCTCTACTGATCGGCATCGCCGGGTGCTCATCCCTCATGAGGTCATTGTCTACCGCATTCATTTGTTGATCGGTCATCTTATTGTAATAAGAATTCCGCTCTTGAGCAGTTTCTTCTGGAATTTTCGCCAGAATTAAGCCGCCCACACCGACAGTCCCTGCATGCTGACCTTCCATAATGGTGGGGAGTTCGGACCCCTCCACTTCTTCAGGCTTCACCGGAACATAACCTTCACGTAAACGCATGTGAACGTTGGTGCGATCCTCTACTCCACGGATGTGAGTACGTATCCATCGATACCGCATCCCAGGAGGAGCATCAGGAGCATTCAACAATTGCGGGGGCTTCCATGGTCGACGAGCAGTTGTATCTTCTCGAGTGTTATCGCTACGGGAACTACGATCAGTACCCGAACTCGAGGATGTACTCTCATCTCCTTGAATTTCCTCGCTCATGATTGCTGTAACCTCATTTTCTGTTTCGCGTATTCCTTGAATGGAACCCCTAAGCGTTGAGCTAACTGCTGTTCACTTGGAGTCAATTCAATCCTACGATCATTTTGACTGCGTCCATTTCCAGTTGTGCGCGTAGTGGAGACGACAGTCTGGACGGGTTGTCTGCCATTTCCTGCGTTTGTATTAGGATTAAAAGAATTTGTTAATTCAGAAACTTTCTGTTTAATCCCATTATCCAGTTGAGAATAGTATTGGTCTGATTCAGTGTCAATGCCGCTCTGGGCCAACTCTTGATGAACTTCGAATGCAACGTTAGTTAAACCCTTATTCGTTCCGAACCATTCGTTGTCCGTTGCCCACTTTTTCGCCTTGTCTGAAGGCTCACTATAAACAGGTTGTTGAGCCTGTTGAGGCGTCTGTTGGGGTTGCGGCGCTTGCTGAGCCAATTCCTGTTGTTGAGCGTTATAAACCTCAAGATTCTTTTTATAATCGTCCAACTGTTGCTTGTACTGATTCAGCGAACTGCGGTCAGCTTCAGCACGCGCCAGCAATTGCTGCGCCTCCACCAACGCCTCCTGATCACCACTGTCATATGCCTTCTGCATAGTTGACTTAGCGGCATCTGCTTGAGCATCCACACGATTTTCAAATTCGTCGGTATAACTTTGCTGAACCTTAAGTTGATCTTCCACTGCCGAATTCTGGCTATGGGACAACTGATTCGAAAGATTCTGATTTTGCTCCATCAACTGCTTAGCGTACTGAAGCGCCTGCAATTCACGTCGCTGAAAATCTTTCGCTTGCTTAACCGCTTGATTAATACGGTTCTGAGCCAACCGAGTATTTTTGTCAGCTTCTGACAATTCGTCAGCAGCTGATTGAACTTCCTCGCTTGGTTGAAAATCCTCTTGAATGGAATCGTCAGTTACAGGCGCAAGACTTTCCGCCTCTTCTTCCGTCAGTTCCACATAAGTTGATTCTTCTGAAACATCCTCTTCAACGCGTTTGTTTTCAGGCAACGCGGCCTTATCAATCTGCTCATCATTCAGATTGGACAAAGCTTCCGATAAAGATTCTTCTGCCATGATGCCCTCCTAAAACGGTTTGATGTCATCGGGATTTAAAACTGTCCCGATCACTTCATCGTCATTGATGACGCGTACTTCTTCTCCATCCTCTAACGAGAATCGAGCGCCTGCATAACGCCCCACCAATACCCAATCGCCCTTTTTACACCAAGGGATACCCGCAAATTTGTTATCGTCTTGGTAAGCCAAGGGGCCAAGTTTCAACACATACCCCACCATGGTGGCGAGATTCTCTCGCTCCACTGTTTGCTGCGTTAAAACAATACCGCCATCGGTAACCCCCTTTCCCATGTAAGGCAGCACCAATAGGCGCCAACCGGCAGGGTCGGGCATACGTTCTAGAAGAGATTTATCCAGTAAAGAAGGGTCCAGTACTACATTCTCTGGTTCTGTGTATGCGTCCTTTAAGGACGGGTGTTTCGCGACGGTATCTGGAAGTTCCAGATTACTCATCGAAGTCGTCTCCTTGCATTTGCAATGCTTCTCTTAAGTCCTGACGTAGGGTGCGAAGCATTGATAACTCACCCATAACGTATCGATATTCTTCAATGGTTTTGATATTTCCGCCTGCTAGGAGATCTACGGCTTGATTCTCAAAATCGTTGAGTTTTTTAAAAACATACTGTGCTATGGCGACCGCATCCATTTATTTGCGTTTATTCATTTTCCGAAATGCTAACGCAAGACGAGCTCGCCTAGCTGTTTTACCGCCACCCTCTGCCGCTTTTTTAAGTTTCGACAAAGGAATTTTTTCACCTTCTTTCACCTTTAACGTCTTACGTAAGGCTCCTTTTTTAAGGTTTTTAGGAATCCAATTCTTTTTTGATTTGGCCATTAACCAAATCTCCCAAAACGTGGTGGAAGTCCACGGAATCCTCGTTCACCTTGCAGACCTTGCATTCCTTGTAGCCCTTGCAAACCCATGAGACCTTGTAAACCTTGGAGACCCATTTCACCTTGCAAGCCTTGGAGGCCTTGCTGACCCATAAGCCCTTGGAGACCTTGTAATCCTTGCATGCCTCTTTGACCCATAAGTCCTTGAAGCCCCATCTCACCTTGTAAACCTTGGAGTCCTCTCTGACCCATCATGCCTTGCAGACCTTGCAGACCTTGCAGACCTCTTTGGCCCATCATCCCCTGCAAGCCTTGTAAACCTCTCTGACCCATCATGCCTTGTAAGCCTTGGAAACCACGTAATCCCTGAAGACCACGTTCACCCATGGCACCTGCTAAGCCACGTTCGCCCATCATGCCTCGCAAGCCTTGCATTCCTCTTAAACCTTGCAGACCTCTTTGGCCCATGGCACCAGCCAAGCCAGTTTCACCTCTTAGACCCTGAAGCCCACGTTCACCTGCGGCCCCACGCAGTCGAGGATCGGTTTGAATTGCCGTTTCCATTCCTTCGCGAGTCATGTAACTACTTAAATCTGGCATCTCCCGACCTTCCAATGCAGAAAGTCTTCCCCGCATAGCAGAAGGATCAAACATCTCGCGCCCTTGAAGTGCCGTAATTTGTTCTTGCAAGCCAGTGGGATCGAAACCACCTCGGCCTTCCAATGCACCAATTCTTCCCATCATAGCGCTGGGATCAAACATCCCACGACCTTCTAAAGCTGTCATACGGTCACGTAAAGCAGTTGGATCAAAACCTCCTCTACCTTCTAACGCTGACATACGGTCACGTAGAGCAGTTGGATCAAACGCTTCAGG